TGCATCTTTATAACATCTCCTGCTTCTAAATTCAAGCTATTTACAATCATATTTACCGTTTCTTGATTGAGTCGTTCATGTCCTATTTGAACATCTGAAGCACCAGATTTTTTTATATATAAATCTGTGTCTACATTTGACGCAGTATCATGAAGAGCCTGTACTGTTTTTACAATAGCAACTGCAGAAGTTGATATAGTTAACACAGTTGTTAAATTAGTAGTAGTTAAATTAAATGTTTCGCTTTTGTATTGTATGGTCATGACATAAAGTAGTTAAAAGTATCTTGCTCATCTTTCAAGTCTTTTTGATAAGAAAAATTTAATTGAGTTTTTACAGTATCAATTGCTTCAATAATTTGTCTCTGGTTTTCAGAACTATATTCTTCTTTTGGTTCTGGTATGTATGTAGTTATTCTAGCCATTATCCAATATAAGTTCCAGGTTCTGTTATATTACCTTGCTTTAATTGTTCAAATTCATATTCAGTTACATTTGGAGATATCATTCCTAAATCTATTGCTGTACCATAATCCATCATATTAAATCCCCTAGCCTTAGACGCATTAATATCTTTTTGAGTTACTTCAGCCATTGCATTTGAAAGGAAATCATATTCTTGTGGATTAGCACTTGGAACATTTTGAAATTCTTGAAGTCTACCTGTTTTAACTAAATCTCTTTGCATTGGAAGTGTTCCTAAATTAACATCCATAATTCCAGCGGGAGTACTTGGCATATAAGATGCCATTGGATTTCTTGAAGGACCTAAATCAAAAGTTTGTACTTGATCTTCTTCATCTTCAGTTTGTCCAAATTCACCTCTAAAGTAATCAGCTAAAGTATCATATTGACCTAAATTTTTTAAAGAACCTATTCCTTTATATGCAAATCCTAAAGCAGGATTTAGTAATCCTAATATTCCACCGAATATATTACTACCCATTCCTTTTAATCTTTGTGCAAAAGAAGGTCTTAGATTTTGTTGCATTAAATTTCTACCGAACTGTGAAAATTGTCCTATAGCACTTCTGTCTACACCTAATGGTCCTATACCTAAAGATGGATCTACTCTTCCAGTTTTACCTTGAAGACCCATTGCTCTGTCTCTAGCATCACTTGATGGTCCATCTCCTCTTCCAGATGCAGAACCTGTATCTGATCTACCTCCATCTCTACCAGCAGCAGCATCTGAAGCAGCGGCAGCTTCCCCTCTAAAACCTTGTCTCTCATGACCTTTAGGTTTTGCTAATTGTGGAATGTCTTTGTAATAACCTTTATCTATCATTATCGTCTACCGTCTGGTTTTATATCTACTCTTAGTGTTCCATAACGCCAAGTTTCACCCACAGCGTCATTAGCAATTTTGATTGCAAGAAGCCTGCCTCTTGCACGTGTGTCCACTTTATCAGTAGATGAGGTAATTGTAAAGGGACCAAGTGGTGAACTCGATGCGGTATCACTTGGATAATTATTCAATAGTAATGTAACTTTTGAATTGCCAGTCAATACTTTAAAGTCTGGAATAAATCTTTTCATTGACATAATAAATTCACCATCGCCTCTAAAATCAGCTAGTCCTGTTGATTGTCCTAAAGCACTTTGTCTAGCAGATATATCAAAGTCCCCTGATTGAATGTAAGCATTAATAGATGTAGTAGTACCATTTCTGACTTGATCGGTTCCTGTTTCATGAGCATAGTAAGTTGATGCTCCATATTTACTAGTAATCCCTAGTATGGTTGGAAAATTAGGAGTTGCAGTGCTATTATAATCGGTTGCATACGGTAGATCAAATACTCCTTGATCCGCATACGAACTTCTAGCAAGTGATGATGTGGTCCAACAGTCTTCACCATAATTATAAGTTACACATCTATCAATTTGAGTTGATCCTGATTTTGGATAGAACCAATTAATTTCATTATATAAAGTATTATGTTCTGCATAAATAAGTTGATTAGAAGCATAGTTAACACCTAAGTTATCTCCAGATGTTGTGAATACAAAATCTTCAACCAAACACGGTAACATTTTAACTGTACCATCATACATAAAAAACCCGCCTTCACCAGACATCCAAAAAACAACTCCATTAGAATAACTTAAAGCGTTTTGGCCAATCAAACCACAGTTTGTACCCACTTGTCTCACACTAAATGTAAAAGGTGGCCCCACAAACTGAATGACATATGCTGATGAATCGGTTAGGACTAATGTATAATCTTTACCAGATACAGCTCCCATTATTTCATTACCTTTATCTAATCTAAATGTTCCTGCAGTATTGGTTGCAGTTGGTGTATAGGTATTAAAATCTTCTTGATTTGAAAATCGGATAAACATTGGATCTTGAGTCGTGCTATCTCCAATGGTTGTTTCAGTTCCAAAATGAAATACGTGTCTATCTCTATCGGATACTTGAGTTAATCTTGTTTTAGTAGGAGCACCAGACATGAGTGTTGCTCTGTTTGCTCTAGCTCCACTGGCCCCTGCATTCCAAGTAAATGTTTCACCATTATTGATAGTTGCAACAAGTATTTGACCAAAGTTATCAAGACTCCAGATCCCTGGATCCAGAATTACGTTGCTAGTTGAACTTTCCGTACCCCATGTACTTGAGCTCCAGGTATCTGTACCCCAACCAAAACCTGCGGTTTGAAAAGTTGGGCCTACCACTACATATGGATCAATTTGTGCTGAACCTGTACCAGATGTTGTACCAGCTGAATTTGATGGCATGGTAATTTCAAAAGTATTTGCAGTTTTATTCAATACTTCAAAAGTATTATTTTCAAAATCTGATGTTGCATAACCAGAACCTGTTGGCACAGTGACAGAAGAAAAAGTTATATATCTTCCATCTAATAAACCATGAGATGTTTTATTAACTGTAACGGTTGCAGAACCTGTTGTTGCATCAAAGGTTGCTCCAGTGATAGCTGTATCTAATGGTGTAATGTCATAAAACTCACCTTCATAATATAAAAATAAACCTTGAGATGTACCGATCGCTACATATTTTTCACCGGCGATACTAGTAAAAGAATGTTGTGCTCTTGCTACACCAGGTAAGGTATTGTTTGAATTTGTAAGTTGTGACCAGCCCCCTATTTTTTCAGGTAAGCCATATCTAAATCTAACAAAATCGCCATCGACCCATTGAGACTCGCCTCCAGAATCCGTAACCATTTTATTAAAACCGGGTTTAAAATTAAGTTTTTGTAGCATAATTTTATTCTACTTTATTGATTATCAAATTCCAAGACAAATTATCTAGCAATTCATCTATGTTAAAATCTTTTTTATCTTTTGATTTAACATATTTATGTAATTCTTCAGTGTCAAATATGATCCATTGATTAATAGTTTCAAAAACCATTTTATCGGATTTTGATTGAAAGTAACCAATTTTTTCTACTTTATTATTAACTTGTTTTAATGGTCTTATATCAAATTTAAAAGTTTGGTTTCCATTTTTAAGTCTTCCTTCAACATCCCATATTTCTTTTTTTTGTTGATCAGGAGAAGCTAAAATAGGCTCAGATAAAAGTTCTATAAATTTTTTCATTAATATTATAAAGGAGACAGCGGGTGGTATGTGGTGGTATCCACTGCCTCCATTATAATATACTACCTTTTAAACCAAGAAGGTAGTCCTAAATGAGGTCTTTTATCAAACATATTATTTTTAGCTCCAGGTGTTTTACGATTGTTGTAATGAAGAAATACTTGTACACATTCTTTACCTTTAAAAGGTTCTCTCCAATGTTCTAATTCACAACCTGAATAAACTAGCATATCTCCTTGTTTTAAATCTACTTTGATTCCTTTTTTACCTGTCTCTCCAGATGGTTCTAAATATATCGGCCAAGCATCACCCCCTAGATTCATAGTAGTTGATATCTCACAACTAAATCTATCTTTGTGTCTTTTAAGTTCATCACCTTTTTTATAGATTCTTGCATAGGTATATGCAGGATATAATTTTAATCCTGTTGCCTTTTC